TGACCATCCACGCAAGCGTCCTGAGACCGTGAACCCACAGCCAGAACCGGGGGCTGTCGAGGATGTCACGCACGTGGACCACAACTACGCGGTACCCGCCCGTAGTCTCTATCGTTATGCCGCTATCAGCCATCACGACTTGCCTCCGTTCTTCTTGCCGATCCCAGCCAGCACTTCCTGCACCGACCTACGCCCCTGCCTCGCCACGATGTCCGCAGGGCTCACGACCACCTTGCGCTTGCCGTTCGCACTCCCGCCGCCTGCCTTGGCCCGTGCGTTGATCTCCACCACCTTGGCCGCATCCGATGACATGCGGGCGATCTGGTATGGCCTGCGCCGCTTGGCAAGGCGCACGCTGGGCGGGTCGGGCTTCTGCATACGTGGTCGGTCGTTCTGCGCGAAGTAGTCCAACAGATACTCTCCCATCCGCACCCTCACGGCATCCTCGGCAGTGACGCGTCCACCCTTGATCGCAGGGCGTCGCCACGGCATGCGCGCCCTCACCGATCGCTCTGCCATGGCGGCCCACTCACGCTCGGAAAACTGCCCCTTCGCATCGGTCGCCTGCTGGCCGGGTGATACGGGCGACCCAGCGCCGACCAGCGCCTTGGCCGCAGGATTCACCGCCTGTCCAGCCTGATGCGGCGTTCCCCACCACGTCGGCGGTAGCACCTGCTGGATGAGCGGCACCAAGGCTTCCGGGCCGAGCAACGGGTCGCGCTCCGGGAGATCCACGAACTTGCGCAGCGTGTCCTCGTCCTGCGCTGTCGGCATGACCCACCCACCCTGTGACAGTGCGAGCAGCGTCTTGCCCATCAGTTCCATGTCCTTGCGGCCGATGTCACCATGCTGCAACTTCGGCATCTTGCTCGGGTCGGCGTTCGCGTAGTTGATTGCGATGAGCAGCGGGATACCGGGTGACAGGTTCAGCACCTGCTCGAACTGGTTCGCATCACCGTTGAGCTGCGTGAGCTGGATCTGCGAGTGGTCCTGGCTGAGCGAGTACGCCCCGCTGTTCCCACGCTGCCCCAATAGCAGGTATTGCGTGAGGAACGGGAAGCACAACGCCGCGTCGTACGCCTCCCATGCCGCACGGAATGCCGCACCCTCGATCGAGTTGTGAATGACCTCGACCGGAACTGCCTCGGTGGTGACGATGCCGGCGTTCTCGTGGATGCGGTCGTTCTCAACGATCTGCCGCGCCATCTTGCGCTCCTCGTCGGAGTAGTCCTGCGGCAGCGTGGCCTTCATCCGCCCCATACCGCACCGCTCAAGGGCGATGGCCTCCAGGCGAGCGATAGCACGCTTGTACCGCCATGCCTCGTAGCACTCTCGAAATGCGCTCCGGCCGGTGAACAGTTCGCCTTCGAGGTCGTTGACGAACAGCAGTACCTTGTCCTTTGGCAGAGGCAGCATGTCGCCGCTGACGGGGTCGCGCTGGATGATCGTCACTAGTTCGCGTCGCATGCCGCCTGACGCTGTCCTGACAGGTTGAACGTCCCATCTGTACAAACTCAGCGGTGACCGCCATGCCAACTTCTCCCAGCCCCACTGGCCAGAGAACTCCCCTGTGGTGACGACCTCGTAGACGATCTCATGGGCCGCACACCCATACTGCTTCATGCCACGCAGGCCCTGACGCAGCAGGTCGTCGAAGGACATCGTTCCGAAATCCCACAGCGAGTGATGCACGCTATCGGCCTGCTCGATATGGTCTGGATCCTCGCTCGCAGGCTCTATGAACCAGTCCGCGCTACGCAGCGGGTTGACGGTGGCGTGTAGGCACATCGCCAGCGTGGCGTCGAACCCCATCTCGCGGTAGACCGACATCGCCCGGCCGCCAGCGAGTTCTGGGGCTGTCTCATCGAACAGCAAGCCCGATATGATTTGCGTCCCGCTGACGCCAAGCTCGTCAAGGTTCACCGCACGTCGCATCTCGGCCGGCATGGTCGCCAACGCAGACTGAGCAGCGGCGAACTCAGCACGCGTGGTCTGTGGGAACGCCCGACCGTCAGGCCCGAGGAGCGCCACCTACAGGTACTGAGACATGTAGTGGTCGGCGGTCTGCGCTGGCGGTAGGTACTTGGCCGCCGCGGTGTCGGTCGCCTTGATGTCGGCGTTCACCGGCCGCAGGGATGGGACACGCAGATGCAGAGTGCGACGGACCCGCGATCTCAGCGTGGCCTTCGGTGTCGGCTGTCCCTGTGCCATCGTGGGACGCATCGTGGGACGTGGGACGGGTTGCCCTCTACCTTGGCGCTTCGCCGGTCACGTACTCGTGCTCCTCTTCCCACGTATCGGACAGCCCGTTGCTGCGGCGGACGCATCGCATACAGACGTACACCTTACGCATAACATCGCCGACCACCGGCAAGATGAACTCTCCACCGTCGTCATGATCGAGCTTGACGTCGTCTGACAGCACGACTGGAGAACAGCCACGCATCTCAAGACCGAGGCCGGCGAGCCTCGGACAGTCCTTGTAGTAGTGTGCGTCGCCTATGTGAGGGACGATCGCGCCGTGAAAGTAGCCCATGGTCGACATCGTACATCGCAGGCCCCATCTCCTAGCGGATGTCCCACGCTCCCGCTGGCCCACCGCCTACGATGCTCGGCCCGCTGATTGTCTCCAGCGTCTCCACGACACGCCGAGCGTCCTGCCGCGGCCTGTCCAGTACGGCTAGGGCTGCCGAGATAACAAGGTCGTCATGCGCCCCGACCTTCGCGCCGTATTGGTCCCGCCCCTCCTTCGCCCGCGTCTCGAACACCCGTAACTCGTCCTGCAACTCGGCGACCATCGTACGCGGACCGACAAGGCGCTGCGTCTGCAACAACGCCTGCAACCGCGACACGAGGAACCCCTTGCCGACGCTCAGCCCACGCGCACTCCGCGGCACCACCCTGCCCTTGCGGTCCGCCCCGTCCGCCGTGACCACGTCGTGGTATCCATCCCCACCGACGATCGTGACCGGCACAAGGCGATGCGGAATCCCTGCTAGTTCACGACGCAGGATGTCCACCACCGGGATGCCAACCCCTGTGGCATCGACGTAGAATTCCGGCACGATGCGGGGGAACTGCTGCCGGAGCCACTGGACGATGACGCGTACTCCGATCGCCACGTCGGTATAGGGGGTATTGAGCGGGGCACGCTCGATGTGCCGTGCCGTGTAGAGCGGCTCGAGCGACGGCACGCGGGGACCAGGCAGGTGGTCGAGCGGGTCGACGTAGACCGGCTGCGCATGTCTCACGTCGAGAATACCGAGCGGACTGAGAGGGTCGATGCCGACCGCCATACTGGCTGCCATCGCGTCCACGTCCGCCGTGGTGACTTCGCCTAACGCCATGGGGGCATCGGTCACCTCACAGACAGTCACGGCGCTATAGTCGTTCAGTTTTCCGAGATCGACGCCCACCCTAAGCCGCATCAGGACCAGTATCCATTGGATACGGGGCTCATCCCATATCCGTGATGCCGTACACCGCGAGGGAGATGAGTTGGCTTGCGGAGAGGCACTCTGGATCCGCACCCTGCGTGAACGCCCGCCGGTAGGCCACCTCCAGCCCGCGGTCGGTCAGCGCCCATGTGGACGCATCCTCGGCGTACATCTCCACCAGCCCATCGCGGACTGCACAGTACCAGAGACCGTTGGCTGCATCGATGTCCAACTCGGGCATCCGGGCAGAGTAGGCGCGGCTGCGGGATGCCACAGGATCACCGCGCCCACCCTGCGCACGCCCACGGCTCCACGTCGTCGCGCGCCATGGCGTCGATGTCCTCGGTGCGGAAGGCAGCGGTGATGGCGTCGGCGAACTCCAACTCGTACTCCCTCTGCACGTAAGCGTTGCCGAACCTCGCTCGCTCAGCCTCGATGAAAGCCGGCCGTATACGCGGACACTCCCACCACGGCACCTTGATCTTGAGCCACGCCTCCTCCTGCGCCTCAGCTGGCAGCCGAAAGTCCCACTCAGGCGCCTCGGTCCAGATGTCATAGAACGCTCCGAACTTGGCATGCGCGGTGGAGAGCAGAATGATGCGGCCGTGGGATACGGCGAGCATGGGGAAGACGGCCTTGTAGAAGTCGTCAGGGACGTAGGCCGCCTCGTCGATGATCAGCAGTTTGGCCGTGAACGATCGCACAGTGCCAGCCTTCCCTGGCACCGCTAGGATTCGCGACCCGTTCGGCATCTCCACCCGGAGAATCGAGTTCCCCTTGAGATCGCCGTCCAGTTCGTCCTCGAAGATGCTGCCCGTGATGCCGTAGATCGTCTTGGACTTCCGAAGCATTTCCGCTGACTGATCTTGCTTGACCGCGCCAATGATGACGTCGCCGGGCGGGTCCTGCTCAGCGACATGCAAGGCGTCCGTAGCAACGACGGTCGACTTCCCCCCTTGGCGGGATGCGAGGATGATGATCCGCTGCGCAGTGCTACGTAGAAGAATCTCCTGCCACTGGTCAGCGGTGATACCAGCCTGTCGCATCCGGATGACAGGGTCGAGCGCGGCAGCCAGTCTGCGGGCGTGTGAGAACAGTGCAGCCACTGTGCATCACGCTGCCGGCCCGTGGGCCTCGATACGGTCCAGCCTGTCAGCGATCACGGCGCGCATCTCGGGTGGAAGATCGGCCAAGGCATCACGGATTTGCACCAGCACGTTGACCTGCGGGGTGCGGTTCAGTCTCCCCTCAAGCTCGGCGAGGAGTTCGTTGGCCTTGAGACGGACAGCGAGGAGTGCTCCGGCGCCTGCGAAGCGTCCCTCCGACAGAGCGTTCTTGGCACCTTGCCTAGCGTCGGCGCGAGTGTCGATGAGGTCGCGAAGCACATCGGCGGCATAGTCCACGATCTCCGTATCTGCTACTTCGGCTGCCTGTCGCGCCTCCTCGGCGAGGATCACGGGAAGGTGGTCAACCTTGTGACGTTGCAGTGTGCCGGTACTTGTGCCGAATTGTGCCGCGATCCCCCTGAGCGTCTCGCCGCGTACCAATGCCTTGTCGATCTCTCCGCGGGATGGGTGTTGGCACAACGTGCAGGACCGGCCAGGCATCAGCGTGGCTCTATGCTCCTGACGGTACGTTCCCACGTCATCGGTCGTGTCCACGGCCGCCACACCCAGAGCCACCACGAGCGCAGGATGCTCGGCGGGTAGGTGTTCGGAACCCTCATCCCCACGGCCACCACGAGCGCCAGCGTGGCTCCTCCGCTGCACGTGTGACCCGCTCATCCCCGGCCGATCTCAGCGGCTCGCCGAACTCCGCAGCGTACTTCTCGATGCCAGAGCGCGCCACGATGGGCAGGCCATACTGCTCCGAGACACGGTCTAGAGTACTGCGCCACCCCGTCATGTCGGTGGCGGTCGGCGGTTCGCTCAGTGTCTCTACCGGAGTGCGGAACGGATACCACGCGTCGGGCGCAAGCAGGCAGATCGGCTGAGCGTACTGTGCCCTGATGGTGTGCGGATGCGCCTTGCCGTGGAACGTGGTGCCGAACATGGCCACAGCTCCGACGATGACCGAGTGCTCTCCCGCCATACCACCACGCCAGAGTTCATCGAAGATGCCGGCGAGCGTCGTCCGCGCGTAGATGCCGCAGGAGCATTCGAGGGAAGGCGCGGTGTGGCTAGTAGTGGGTGCTAGGCTGATCGCCGTATTCGGTAAGCGGCACTCTGCCTCCAGCCGATCCCTCACCGGCCATCGAGCGAGCGTGAAGACGCTCTGCAGCCGGTAGTCACCAACGACCCGCCATGCGCGGTATCCGATGATCGGCGGGCTCATACCGGCACAGGCTCCGCAGGTTGGGGCAAGGGCAGAGGCAGGACGATGGGTGTGGGCTGGTCGCGTCGGTCCTCCTGCTCATCACGGTCGCGTTTCACGGCTTGACTTGACCAGCGCGTCCGACCGTCTCGCTCAGCGCCGACGCACGTGCATCTTGCAGCCCTGCCTCGTCGTATGCCGCACCCTCGAGCCACGCGATGTTCGCCATGCTTACCGTGCTGGTCTGCGTGACGATCGGCCCCAACTCCGCGACGAACCTGCGGCAGTATTCCTGCTCGTCCATGCCCAGTGCAGCCGCAGAGTTGGACACACCGGGCTGACGGTACTGACGACGAGCGTCGCGGTAGCGGGCAACGAGCTGGGGGTAGGCGTTCTGCGCTGCGGGCGTATCGGTCACGGTCATCCTGTCCTTGCAATGATCAGCGAGCAGAGCAGCCGACCATCAGGGCCGCGTAGTCCGCATGTGTGCTCGGAGAGTTCGTGCTCTGTGAGATCACCGGGTTCTGCGGGGCCACCGTCGCGGTAGTGGAACGGGTCGCGCAGCCACGGATACCGGGCGAAGGCCACCGGTATGCCGCCATGCGTCGCGACGGTCCAGCCGCTGTGTGTCCAGGTGCGGGCTCGTCGGCGCTCGGTTGACATTTCCGCGATCGTCATGAAGTCTTGGGCCACACTTCGGGGCTGCTCCACACCTTACCGGGGCCACCGTGCTCCACTGCATTGTGAAGCGCAATGGCTCCTCTCAGACCAGCGATGATATCTCTGCATGCGGCGATTTTCACGGTGTAATCGCAATGAGGACACTTCCACTGAGGCATCCACGAATGTCCGCGAAGACCAACGGTGATGACTGGGTCGCTCACCGGACGCGCACCTTCACCACCACATGGCACGTCGGGCACTGCCAGTTCACCGCGCCAACCTCAGCGATCACCGACTCGGGCTGCATCTCCACGCCGCACGTCACGCAGGAGGCGGCCATGTTGTAGGCGGGTGGCTCACGCTCTGCCATCAGCATGGCGTCCACCTCATCGGCGAAGGTCGGGCGCGTCTCAGGCATGGATCAGCATCGTGAGCAAGGGGTCGGCCTGCATCTGACGCCAGAGGGATTCGGCGAGTTCTTTCACCACCGAGGCGCCATCCATCAGGGACTGTGGGGCTGGAGCGGTCAGGTACAGCCGCGTGGAGTGCCACTCACGGCGCTCGGATTCACGCGAGTAGGGGAGGTCGCCACGCTGGCGTGCGACTTGGCTCGGAGCCGGATACCCGATGGTGACCTCGAACCACACGCCGTTGCGGTGATCGGCTACGTCGGTCATCAACTCGCGCTCGTCAGCCTCGACGGTGTCAGGCTCCGGATCGTCGGTAGGCACACCGTTGCGCCTCTGGTCCTGACGCTGGTGGGGACGCACCGTCTGCGGAATTTCCGCAGACGCCTCCAGTTCGCCCCTGATCTTGCCGACAGTCTTGTCATCCACACCTACGTCGGCTGCCACGCTGCGGTTGGAGGTCTCAGGGTGCCGCTTCAACCACTGGCGGACGAGGTCACGCTGCTGATCGAGGGTCAGGTGACGGCGTGAGACGTTGATGAGCCAGACGATCTCCCACTTCTCGTCGTCGGTCATCTCCTGGTCAAGAACGCGGCGCGGATATTCAATACCCAGTGCCGCGCAGGCCCTAGCCCTGTGGTGGCCGTCGATGATCCGGCCATCGCGGTCGACAAGCACATCCTGGCTGGACAGGTATCCATGCGCAGCGATGCGGCTCACGAAGCGTTGAAACTCTGCCTCGCTCATCTCGGGCATGATCTGCCACAACGGCTTCGGCTCTGTGCTCACGGCTGCGCTCGCGCCTCGATACCCTCGGAGCACTTCGCCAGCATCACCGCCTGACACGCTGGGCAAGTCCATGGAAGTTGTTGGGAGCGCAGATCGTCAAAGAGTTCCGCTGCAAGTGCCATAACATCGTCAGTCAGCATGGTGGTGCGGGATGCGCCGGTCGTGCGCGGTCTACCTGCGGCTTGCTCCTCATCTGCGGATGAGTGTGGCGAGGTGCGGAGTGGGTGGGTCGCTGATCCACCGCCTCTCTGTGGCGGGCAACCTTCCCAATCCGTGCAAGCCGTCACGCTGCGAAAGATACACCATGCGCAGTGGTGATGTGCAAGTCGTGAGCAAACCCGTGGTCTCTGGTGTTGCTCTGTTCCCCGCATCTGACCCGCGATCCTCGCACGCACGCACGTAGCCCGCACCACGCCCGTACAGGCGCGCCCGAGGCATCGGAATGCCATGATGGTCCGACCCCGTAGCCTCACGGCCTCATGACCCTGTATAGTCCGCAGCATCAACCACCACCACGGAGACCCAACCATGGCGAAGACCCCCAAGGCCACCCTCGACGCAGAGTTCACGGAGGAGGAGCACCGAGACGTCGCCATCACCATCGGCGGGGAGATGCCGCTGGTCGATCTGCACGAGCGGATCGGACGGCTGCGCGCCCGCACCAGCAAGGGAGGTGCGGCAACGCTCGTCCGCATCGACCACGTCCCGGGCGACGGCAACGGCACCCCGGCCCGCTACCGCCTCACCGCGAGCTACTGAGCGAGGCACAGCGGGTGCGCAAGCACATCGGGCTGCATGGATACTTTACCCACGCTGAGCGGGACTGGCTCCGCGAGATGGGAAACCGAGCCCACGCCTTGTACCAGACCGTCGTTCCGGTCCCCTCCAAGCTCTACTCGCTCTCGCGGGTGATCCGCGCCTGCGTCCGGGTGGGTATGCGCCACCCGGACGAGGTGCTGGAGGAGATCCGTGCAGATGCAGCGAACGCCGAGGAGGGAGACGAATGATCCCCGCTGCCGCCCTGCTCGTCGTCGCTGCTGTGGCCTTCGATCTGGGCATGCACGTGCCGCTGTACCAGACGCTCGTGGCCGTCGTCGCCGTGCCGCTGTTCCTGCTCTGGTTCGTGCGGGCGCTCGTCCGTATCCAGTCCGCGGCCTCCAGCCCTGCGCCTCAGCCAGTCCGCGGCGTGATCGTCCACCGTCCAGACGTCTACCGCATCCCCCGGCAGGAGACGTCGCTGAGCCTCCCGGCGTCCCGGATGCACGCTCTCCGAGGCGGTCGGGACGAGGCTGCTTCGTGAGCCACTCGCACGTCCGCTGGGCCGGTTCTCTCGCAGCTGCCGGGTTCTGCGCATGCGGCATTGGCTTCTGCTGGTCTGCGATCACCACCCCCGGCCCGACACAAGAGCAGGTTCGCATCGAGACCGACCTTCGGCTCAGCCAAGAGCAACGGCAGGCCAAGATCGACGCCGTAAACGCCAAGCTAGACAGCGAGTGGCACTTCGACCGGCCGACGACGTGGCTGCGGTTGGTAGAGGACGGCGTGCTGTTCGCAGTGTTCGTGGGAGCGGTCGGATCCCCGGCTGCGTTGGGATGGCAGTTCTGGCGCAAGCGTGACATGCCAGACAGGCTCACCGGGGCAGTGGCGTATCAGGGGCTGACGCCAGAACTGCGAATCGCCATCAACTCTGGCGCCATGCAGACCCGCAACCTGCTAGCGACGAATCCAGCCCTGCCTGCTGGCCTACAGCACTACGCGGTCCACGATTCTCGCCGAATCGCCAGCCCCGTCGCTGAGCCCGAGGTGGTCATCACCAACCCCGCCGACGTCAAGGTGCCGACGCTGACCGAACTCATCCGGCGCCGCGAGGTCGGCCCCGGCCAACTCCTCGCCCTCGGCTGGGATCCCGCGACGAGTTCCCTAGTCCGCTCCGAGCCGACCGAGGATGGCGACATGTTCGCTGGTCTCTACTCGGCCGGGATGGGTGGGCATCAGGGCTCTGGCAAGTCTCGCGACGCGGAATGGCTGTGCATCCAAGCCGCCCTGATCGGCACCGGCCTGCGCCTCTGCGACGGCCACGGACGGATCAGCGCCAAAAGCCTGACGGGTCGCCTTCGCCCGCTCGAGGCCGCGTTCATCCGACCGATCGCCCTCGACCACGAGGACATCCTGCTCGCCATGCGCGAGACCGTGGAGGAGATCGAGCGGCGCATCAAGCTCGGCATCGAAGACGGTCAGCCCGAGCTCACAATCGTGGACGAGTGGAGGCGCGTCATCGGCGAGGACACCACCGGAGAGATCGCGGAGCACGCCGGAACGATCACCCGCGAGGGACGCAAGGTGATGGTCAACGGGCTGTTCATCTCGCAGACGTGGAGCAAGCGGGAATCCGGCCCGTTCCGCAACCAACTCGCCGCCGCCTTCATCCACCGCATGCGTCCAGACGAGGCGCGGATGCTCGTTCCCGGCGTGCCGAACGACACCCTGCGGCTGGCCCAAGGCGAGTGCTACGTGATACCGACGACGGGCGAAACGCATCGGCTCTGGGTGCCTCGCGTGGACGACGAGGCCATCGCGCTGGCGGGGCATATGCTCGCGTCGAACGGGCCACGACTGACGATCGGAGCGGTACCGAGAGCGGCCATCGGAGCAGTCGAAAATCCGCTCCTGCTCCGCTCCGGAAGTTCCCAAACTGACCACTGCTCCCCGATCGGAGCGGTTCCTTCCTCGCGCGCGCGCGCGTTGGAAGCCAGCGTACTGGATCTGCTCCACGCAGGCAGGACCGTGCCCCAGATCGTGGAGGAGGTCTACCAAGTCAACCGCAGCCGAGGAACCAAGTACGCCGAGGCTACGGCTGAGGTGATGGCGATCATCCGCGAGGCCACCCGGCCCGCGCTGACAACTGCGAGTGCCGATGGCGGCGGCACGGAGGAGGACGACGAGTGAGCGCGCCGCTCTACGGCAACTGCCCAACCTGTACCCGATACGAACGGATGGTCATCGACCACGACCACGCGACCGGCAAGGCACGAGGGATGATCTGCAACTCCTGCAACGCCGCCCTGGGTCTGATCGGAGACGATCCGGAGACCCTGATGAGGCTGGCTGCATACCTGAAGGATCCTCCGTTGGGAAAGTTCGGATTCGACTGGACTGAACCGACGCAGCCCCTTGCTTCTCGCAAGCCCAAGAAGGCTCCCGTGCCCATTCCCACCGAACCTCCCGACCCAGTTGAGGTTATGAGGCGGCTCGCCAACGGTGAGACCATCCCCAGGATCGTCGATGGTCTGTACCCCGGAATGTGGCATGGTGGCAAGGCATACGGGGTCGTGTCGGACTGGATACATGAGATCTTCCGAGCGGAAACACTCACCGCCGAGCGCTTCCGCGCGGCTAGGAACGGCATCATGGAGTCTCCAAAAACGGAGGAGGAGGCGTGAGGCGGTGTCCAGTTGGCGACAGGCTACTCCGGGCTGGGGGAAATGGAGACTCGCCCACGCGATGCCAGCGTCCGACAGGTAGCCGAGCAGTAGACGCGGTCCCGCCGACCACGACTGGGGCGATCGGGGGCGGCGGTGAGGACGGCGAACCACAGCAGGCACTGGGGGCACTTACGCAGGCCATCGCTGAGTATCGCCGGGACGATCTCGACGGAGCGAGTGCGGGGCATTCAGCGAGGCCAGTCAGCGAGCACGACGCTCGCATCGGGGATGTAGCCGTAGGCCATGTGGACCGCTCGCAGAACGCGCTCCCGGGCCTCCTCCTCCTCAGCCACGGTGTACTCCCGTGCCTGATCGGCGATCTCCCAGTCAAGTTCGGCCACGTCGGTCCACTCGGCGGGATGGTCGGCGAGGCTGTGTGCCCGGAACTCGGCAGGCTCGTCGAACA